AGCCGAAGTTGAGTTGTTGCTTGGCGCTGCTGGTGGATTGCAGGAAGCGCAGTCAATGTTAATCAAGGCAAGGTTGAGGGTAGAGCAATGAAAATGCCAAAATATGAAAAGAATTGCTACACATTATCAGTGGCAATGACATGCGGCAGCGATGGTTATTCTAAGTTAAACAAGCTGGATGAGTCTTTTGTAGGAACGAATAGCTACATGGGAATAGCTTATTTTTGGGACCATGAAGTTAAGCATACCATGCGAGATATGACACCAAAGTTTCGTAAGATCATTCACGATGCTTTGATCTTAAATGACATACAGCCAAAGAATGATGGGTTTGGCGGCAAGTATTTTGAAACAACAGATGATGTTTATCGAATAATAAATGCTGTTCTGAAAAAGTATAAACCAACAGACTGGGAGTATTATTCATTCCGTGAGCCTTTCTATTATCACTATAGGAGGGCGTCCAATGGCTGAGACAAATACATGGGATGGCGTTGAGCGTATGGCTGATGACATGAAAAAGCGAAAATTGGGCAGGGATAGCCAGGGGGTTCGTTACTGGGAGGATAACGGACCCACCCTGTCCAATACCCTGTTAGCGGCTCTTGCAGAGCCAAAGAGAGGCCTTTATGGATATAAGGGCGGTAAGTATGCTGAAGCCATGAGACGCAACGTGCAATCTCAAATCGCTACAGCGCAGAAATTCGTTGTCAGTAATAGCATGGTTGAGCATGCTTTTCTTGCATCTTTGGCGAGGCCAACGCATTTAATTCAAATGTTACAGCGTGGCATTCCATCATTTAATAATATGTGGATTGAGTGGGATGAGAATTTTCGCAGGGACATTGTTATCCGTGAGATGGATAAGATGGGTATTGACGCTCGTAGTGATCAAAATGCTAATCGTGCTGGTTATCATATTCAAATGATTAATGATAAATTTATGTATACCAATTATTTTGATGTGCATGGTGAGGACAAACTAAACTCACCGCCCATATCCTTTCACATGTCTAATGATGGTATGATCCGTAATAATGACCCTGATCAAGATCATGATGCATTCTTGACAGATATTACTATTACAAGCGCTTCTTTGCTTGGCAAGTGGTATAAAGAAAAATACCTTCCTGAGAGTGTAGATAAAAATAACCCTTTGTCTGATCATGATATGAGCATGGGAGTTTTGCTTGGTTCTTTCGTGCAAATGCAAAGTGCGTCTATGCACTGGATGGTTCCGCAACAAATGTTTGCAGATGGATGGACGCCAAAGGAGATGGCAGATTTTAAAGCCATGTCTTTGATGTCACAAGCTGGTGATGGGCGGTTTCTAATCGCGCTATTGGGTTTGCTTAACTATGATCTCGTTGTGCATGAAACAACAACACCGCCTAAAAAGATTGACCATGTACGCTTTGGGCGTGTGGTTCCAAAGAACGAGTACAAGGTGGTGACTATCCAATTACCTAAGCCTCGTGGCAAGCGTATCTATGAGCAGATGTTTACAGGGCATGGTAGCCCCAAGAAGGAGCATTGGCGGCGTGGACATTGGCGCACATTGAAGGACAAGTTTGGCAGAATCAAGAAGCGTGTGTGGATTAGCGAAATGAAAGTAGGAAACCCAGAGTTGGGTACGATTATCCATGATTATAAGTTAGAAGCTAAATAAGGGCAAAAGGAGGAATCAATGCCATATTACGCATTAATAAATGAACGTCACGCAACGATGGGACTGGATAGTGTTGAAGAGGTTAAAAAATTTGTGGCGATGGGTTTGAAAAATCGCCATTGGCCTCAAGGCGACTCTGGTTCTGATGGAACGTGGGACATGGTGGAGATTTATGACATGGAGATAAAGCCTAATGGTAGGCATGATCTTGTGACAAAATATTTTCACAAAGATGGTAAAATAGATGAGGCTGATGAATCAGCTTCACTGATCCATACTCATGCAAAAGATGACATATACAAAATGTTGGGATTGAGTAATGTGCATGATCGTATGCAAGATCCAGACAAATTGTTCGTGGATATTACGATGATCGTAGATCCAACGACTTTTTCAGATGATGGCTCGTTTGCTATGAATTTTGAAAAAAACTACCTTGAAGACAATGGCAGTGAAGATGCTGAAGAAAAAACAATATCACGCATTCTGGATCACAGGATGTTTGATATTATCATTAATGTTGTTAGCAAGGACTTTGTTGATAATCACCTTGATGGCAAAAATGTTCTGAAAATAGAATATGGTGTAAAGGGTAAGTCATTCATTGATGAGGATACATACGTTAAAGGATGGATCTACAACCAACAAGGCAAACTTATTGAACAACATGGATACCCTAGAAAGGGGTTTTAAGGAGGCTACAATGGGATTTAAAACAGGAAACTACATAACTGGTATTGGATTCTTACTTGTGCTGCTGATGTCAGCAATTGAGCCTATGCCGCATGACTTTCAAGCGTTCTGGTTACATGTTGGGACGCTGATGATTGGAGCGGTGTTAATGGTGTCTGGTACATATCTTACATGGAAAGGAAAATAGGATGAAGGTACCTACAATAGAAGAAATTAAGGATGCTCTTAGATTGGTGAGTGAAAATCCACCGCATAGGCAAATAATCAGCCGTGAAAAAGCTAAAGAACAGGGATTAAAAACATTTTTTACTGGTAATGCCTGTTTACATGGGCATGTTGCAGATCGCCTGGTTTCAAACGGCAATTGCGTAGATTGTTATTATGTTAATGTGCGGTGTTCTTGATACGTTCTTGTTTGGGTTTAGAAGTTTAAAAACCCAAAGTTGGTACCCCAAAGTTAATAAAGTTGTTATTTATCAATGGGTTAAGAGGTTTTGGTTTGGGTTTGCAATGATAGCACAAACAAAGCAAAATAGGGGTCGTAAGTTATTGAAAAGGCTCAAAGTTTAAGGTTTGGGTTTTTCTCCCTATTACATAGGGGTATAGGTATAAACAAACCTATACCCTGTAACGTGTGGTTGCTGCACCAGTAACCAGAAGAATTGTTCTACTTAGGAGGGGCGTAATGCCGAATGTCGGAGAAGATCTACCAAAGGAACAGCGTCTTGCTGGACACAAAAGATTAACACCACAGCAGCAACAATTTCTGGATATGTATCTGCACAAGGATATGACACAGACTGAGGCGGCTCGTCAGGCAGGGTACAAAAACCCCACAGTGCAAGCTGTGAGGCTGTTGCGTAACCCAGTGGTAGCAGAACGCCTACAGGAAATGAGGCTGGAGACACAGGCCAGATTTGGCGTAACAATCGATAAGTCTATTCGTGACCTAAAAAAGATTCGGGATCAGGCGTGGGAAATGGGCAAATTCAGCGATGCGTTGAGGGCAGAAGAGCTACGTTTGAAGGCCGCCGGACTACTTATTAACAAACAGCACGTTGTTAAAGAAGAGATCACAGCGAATACAAAACAAGATATTGCTAATAAATTGGCTGAGTATAAGCGTTTGGCTGAGTCGCGTATGAGAAACGTAACACCAGATATGGACATAATAGAACATGAACCACAAGATATAGTTAAAGATAGCGCATAGCCCAGATATTCCCATAAAACACTCCGCGCGGGGGTAGGAGACGTTGACCTTCGGGCTTTTCGGGGCCATAAATAAAAAAATGTCCGGGTTCGGGGTCATAGAGCCTTGAATCGGGCTTTTGGGATCGGGATTCTTCGGGATTCGGGCTTGACATCGGGTCGGGGTCGGGGTCATCTTGTAGCCTCCTCCCTTAGAAGAGACTCCCCGGTGGTTTTGTGCCGCCGGGGTTTTTTATTTTTTTTGTTTTTTTGTTCTTTTTCTTGTTGACTAAGTGTTGCAATGATTGCTATATATAATAAGTAAGTTAAACAGGAGGGCGTAAAAATGCATAACATTACAAAACACACTGGCAAGTTAAGACTCATAAAAAGATTAAAAAATTCGATTAACGGGAATCCCCGTTTTGAATTAGCGATTATGGATGATCCGGAGCGAGGTTTGGGTTGGACCTTTAAAACTGGGGTTGATAGCGCACATGGTTATGAGGTGCAAAACTACATGGATCGTGATGTTGATGTTACTGTTACTATCGGTACACATTATGGGAGTGCAACATTAAATAGCATTTGTTACGCATTTCGGGATCGGGATTAGATTTTTCGAGATCGGGATCGGGATCGGGGTCGGGCTTCGGGGTCTTCGGGGTCTTCGGGGTCTTCGGGCTTCGGGCTTCGGGGTCGGGCTTTTTGCGGCTCATCCCTTGGATTTTACATTTTGGTTTTAACCATATTTTGTTTTTTTTGAGCGAAAAAAAATCAAAATAAACATCATATTAAGCTTGATATGATGCAATGATTGCTATATAAATAAGTATGTTCAATTATATGAAAAGGTATAAATCAATGTCAGATAAAGTAAAAATGATCGTTCGCATTATTCCAAAAAGAACAATGCAAAATATTCTAAAAGACATTCGTAACCATCTTCAAAACTTAACAGTAACCAAAGACTCGCATGGTTATACAGTGACAACGGGCAAGGGTTTAATTGTACTGAAAGCAATGAATGGCAATCGTGATTATTTAACCCGTTGGCACCCAAAACTATTAGCAGCGTTTAACGGGTAATTATAATGGGGCGCAAAATTGCGCCCCATATCCAAACTTAATTGAAGGGCAATATCATGAAACCACTATCTAAAACTGAGATGGCTGTTTTAGCTGGCAAGTCTGTCTACCATGGCTTGCGCGTTAAATCCGTATCGGATGGCATGGCAAAATCTGAGCGTGCTATTAAGAAAAGTACAAACGTAAAACTTGGCAAGCGCGTTACCAAAGGCAAGCTTGCTGGCTTTCCGATTTTTACATTGACATTAGAAGAACGCGCCACTTGTCCTCGTTCTTGCATCCATTGGGGTGACTGCTACGGCAATAATATGATGAATGCGACTCGTTATAAAGCTGATCAAGCTTTATTAGATCAAATTGAATCAGACCTGGCATTTTATCAAGCGAAATACCCTAATGGGTTTCTTGTTCGCTTGCATATACTAGGCGATTTTTACTCTGTTGCATATGTTGCACAATGGGCAAAATGGCTTGGCATGTTCCCGGCGCTATTCATTTATGGTTATAGCGCGAATCAATATGACGCTATCGACTCCAATGAGCGAGCAATAGGGCAAGCTTTGCTATCGCTTCGCATGGCTT